CAACACGCTTTGCCCATTCTAAACTTTGATAATCAATTGACTTACGACTGTCAAAAGCATCACCCATATGAATGACTACTTCTACTCCATGCTCTTTCAGAGCAGGGAAAAATACATTCTTATAGAAGAGTTCAAAATGATCGTGAAGATACTTGGAGCCTTTCCTCGCGCCAAAATGTGTATCCGAAATTACACCAATACGCATAATAGATTTTAACTAGACTTCAAATATAGCACAGCAGATTCCAAAAAGTCAAGATTATCAAAAAACATTCCCAAACCAATATTACAATTTTTACATAACAACCCCCTCACTTTTCCAGTTTCGTGATTGTGATCTACTGCTAAACTTTTTCCAGTTGGGCAATTTTTATTGCATATTTTACATTTTTTATTTTGCTCTTCCAGTAACAAATTATAGTGTTCCAAAGTAATTCCATAATTTGTTTGTAAATATGTATTTTTTACATTATCTTTATTGTTATAATAATATTCTTTACATCTTTGTTTAGCAATATCATTCATATATTGCGTTTGATATTTTTCTGGATTTTCTTTTCTCCACTTATCAACTGTTGCTTTCTTTTTTTCCTTTGTCCTATAAGGTTTCATCAATTCTTCATTATTAAGTTTTTCTAAACCAGACTTTATAGAACATGGGGCACAATTAGAAGTGGATACATATTTTTCATAACTTCCACAGTGTTTACAAATAGTTTCACTAATATAAGTTTTTTTACCATCTTCTATTGCTTTTAATCTATTTTTTCTTGACTGAGAATATTGATTAGGCATAAAGCACCATAGTGTCTTATTTATTTATACATTATGGTGCTTTAACGATTATTACGATATTGGATATTATCTTTAATTGTGTTGTAGTCCGAACTACTGCCAGAAAGCAAGCTGTCGTCAACCATCATAACCTCATCAAACCCTGTGCGTTCGATAATTTTAGTCTTGATATCTAACTGCTTCTTTTCCTTTTGAATTCTTCTTAAAAATGCGTAGTGAATAATTTGAGTAAAATATGCAAAAGGATTTGTTGATTTTTCTGGATCAAAATTGTGAATGTACTGAACACAGTTTTCAATGCCATCAGAAATCATATCCTCACGGAACATATAATTTACAAAGTTTGGTTTATATGACAAATGAGTCGCAATTTTTAGAAAACACTCACCAAGATAGTTGGGAATCGGTGGTTTACCTTCCCAATGTTTTGATCTATCCTCTCTGGTCGGTTTTCTATCATATTTTTTAGCAAAAGAAATTTCAACTTTTGAACGATATACTATCATCGCTTCTAAAAGTTCTTTATTGTTTACATAATGTTCAGTTTTCTTTTTTGACATACCATCGGACTCATTAATAATTTTTTTTTATTATAACACACTTATTAAGGACTTGACAAGATGTAAAATTATGAGTAGAATAGGTTTGTTCCCGTTGAAGATAAGGATCTAGCCTTCTTTAATACCTTTAAAGAGATTTTCAAGTTTCTTGCGAGCATCTTCAACAGAAGAAATATATCCCATCTTTGATGATGGTTTTACCTTACCAGAAGGGTTGTAAACATCAATTGTATCATTATCTTCAATGTAGTTAGTGTAGATATCAATTAATCTTTCATCTTTTGTTTCAGTCATTGTAATAATCTTATCAAGTTTTACAATAAAGAAATCATCAGAAGATAATTCAATCCAAGGTTTAATCTTAATATGCATTCCTTGATGATTATGAAATGTTTTCATAGTAATAGGATTTTGAAGAACAATTACTGGATCACCATCATTTTCATCTACCATCACCAAAGATAATATTTCTTCACCTGATATTAATTTAATAACTGCGTAAAATTCTTCACTCATTAGTCTTTTAAAGGTATATTTACGATATCATAATTGAAGTTTTCTTCGTTATAAATTTTTATACGTTCCATTAGATGATTGAGAGTATAATTTTTTCTTGATTTGTAACTAATATCATCTGCAATATCATATAAAGTTGCTTTTGTCTTTTGATTTCCTTTTCTTAAAACTCTTCCAATTGATTGAAGATTGCGAATTCTTGATTTTGATGGTGAAGCAAAGATCACATTATGTAAATTTTTAATGTTAATTCCTGTAGAAAAAGTTCCATAAGATGCTACAATAATTGCATTGTTTTCTTTTTCGGTAATTTCTCTCACCTTTTCACGATCTTCAGTAGCAACTCCACCATGAACAAAAAATACTTGACGATTTTCAGCGGTACTATTATTTATGAGTTCATATAAAGGTTGTCCATGCCCTTCAACTCTTGAAAAAAGAATTAAAGTATTTCCTTTTAAATCAAGAGCAAGATTTTTAATGAATTTATTTCTTCGATCATGATTGATAATATATTGAACTTCTTCTTCGAAGTTATCAAATCTATGCGGGTTATGTTTAAGTAAAAGAATATTGATATCTAAAGTTGCAACATGACCCTTTTTCATCAATTCATCTGTACGAATGATTTTATAAGATGGTCCAAATAATCCTTCTAAAACCCATTTATGAGTTTCAGAACCATCAAGTGTTCCCGTAAATCCAAAACGATATTTTGCATCAGAAAGTTTTGTCATTATAGATACTAATGACTTTGATTTAAACTGGTGTGCTTCATCTCCAACGACCACATTAAATCTTGAGAAATATTGTCGGGGAAGTTTGTAGATGGACTGCCAGGTTGTAATGATCACCTGAGAGTCCGTTTCTCTTTCTTTACCCGCATATATCTTGTGGCAAAATGAACCCACATCCCACCCATAATCTGCAAAGTCTTTATACATCTGTTCTACAAGGGATGTCGTCGGCACGACTATCAGAGTATTTTGTCCTTTCTCAACGTAATATCTCACAATCGAGTATATCATCAACGACTTTCCAGAAGCAGTTGGAGATATCAACAACTTTCGATTATGTTTTAAAGCGTCGTATACTCCCTCAACTTGGTACTCACGGGGAGCGTACTTACAAATAGAAGTCATATAGTCTTTCACACCTTCTTTTGAAATCATGCCATTGGATTCAAAAGGAAGACCATAATACTTATTATTTTTGAACTCGTAAGTATAATTGTGCTGTTCACAAAATCTTATAAGTTTATCTAATAATCCGACGTATATTTCTTTTGTATTTACATTAAATAGGTAAATAATTCCATCCCACCATTTGTTTCTATATGATGGAGCGAATTTGGCGTTTGGAACTTCAAATTGAAATGCGTCTCTCAATTCGTAGTAAACGTGAGGTTCTGCTTCTACTTGTAAGTAAACCTCATTCTTTTTTGATATGACCAAATGAGACATTCATAAAATATCAGTTATGAATATTTATTTGGTTAGTTAAATCCTGCTTGAAAACGATTCCAATCAATTGCGTTCTTGATAGAATAATTTCTATTTGAAACTGTTTTAATAATTTCCTCAAGAAACTTTAACATAATGTCATAGTATTTAATTTTCATATCAATTTTATTCAACTTCTCATCAGCGTCCATATGCCTCTGTAACGCCTCTTTGTCCCGAACTTTATAAGGAAAAGGTTCCTCATTATAAACCTCTGCGGGCGCCTTTCCTGTATAGTAATTGTAACGTTCTAATTTAACTCTATTATAAGTTTCTCTTGCTTTTTCTCTCAGTAAAGTAATTGTATTGTATATGGTATAATACTTTGAGTGGAGTTGGGGAATTTTTAAAGACTCATCGTGCAAGTTATCAGGATCGATGACAGAATCTCTCTGCCACATTTCCTGAATTTCATCAAGGTTCATAAAGGTTGACCACTTGTTCCTAAAATATTATAAACAGTATACTTGAAAGTTACCTCTGCTGTAAAGTAGTTAATATCAGCTTCTCCAGATTCAAATTCTAACGAAGTTAAAGAAGTTGGAAATAAATCTTTAAATTTAATAATTGCAACTTCTTTATAATTGCTATTTAAAATTCTAAGAGATCCATCACTAAAAGCTTTTTTTGGATCTAAATTTCCACCACTGGTAGTAATAAAATCTTTATATTGTTCTGTGCTTTCTGGATATCCCAATCCAGTAATCCAATTATGAATTGCCATATAATTTTCCATATTTTCATCGACTAAAAATTTCAATGAAAAATCACCATACTGAATTTTATCTCCAGGAATGTCTATATCTTTTAGATATGATGGTTGAGTCGCTGTTCCAAGAGTAATTTCTGGAATTTTTGTTGAATTGCAGAAAAAAGAAACTTTTGGTTCTTTTGCTATAGTAAATTTAAATCCTATTGGGGATAGGAAATTTCTATTGCCGATTTGATTAGCAAAAGCACTTGCCATGATTTTTATTTTTATTTAGATAAAAAAAGAGACCCTTTCGGGTCTCTGATTTGGAATTGTAATCTGTGATCACATAAGGTTTGCAATCTTAACTCTTCTGTAGTAAACGTTAGAGTTTCTTGAAAGAACACCAGGATCGGTGAGAGTAGCACCTTTTGCAAATGGGTTTGCAACAATTCCGTAACGAGTCTTAAATCCAATTTTTGGTTGGAAAGTATTCTCACCAACGGCACGTACCATTTGGAGAGGAACATATGGGCAGTAGAAAATACCTGCATCATATGGGCTAGAACCTTTGTATCCAACAACGTAATACTGAGTTGAAGAGTTGTTAGCAGCATAAGGATCGATATATACACGATACTTACCTTGCAGAACACCAGCAAAAGTATTGCCAGTATCATCGACATTCAGGTTAGCGTTGAGTGCAGGAGTGTAATCCAGGACACCTGCCATGGTCAGAGCGGAAGCAACGTCTGCAGAGCAGAGGATCATGTTGCCCTTTCCTCTACGAGTTCTCTGAGCAATCTGGTTAGCATCACGCTCGATCTGGAAGATCAGACCCTTGAACTTCTCAACTGACCAACGACCGTTGGAGTCAACATCAAGGTCAAAAGTACCAGCAGTTGCAACGTTCTGGGTTGCACCAGTTTCTGCAACGTTATAGATGGTACGAATAACTTCACGGTTGATTTCTGCAAGAATTTCTGAGCTAAGAATATTGGCAAGCTCTGCCTCAGCATTCAGACCATGAATTGCCTTCAGGTCTTGTGCGAGTTCGAGTGAATATTCTGCTTTAAGTGCTCTTGATCTTGCGGTAACGGTGACTTTCTCAATCGAGAATGCCATTTCGTTAAACTGAGCACCACCAGTAGTTCCGAGTGCTTCTGCTTCATCAGTACGCATACCCTGACCTACGTTGTAGGTAGTAGCAGTTGCGCTAGCGATTGGGTTCAGGAGACCAGGATTGGTTCCTTGCTGTGCTGTAGTACCTAATCCAACACTACCATCAACCCAACCATCCGTTTCAGCAAAGGTTGAACCTTGTCCTGAGAATGCTGAATCTACTTCATTGTAGAATGCTTCTGAACCAGATTGGTTGGTGTAGCGTGAACGCATTGCGAAAATGAGTCCAGTAGGACCATTCATTGGTTGAACACCAGCCAGGTCATATGCGACCAGGTTAGGCATTGCACGTCTGATCAGGGAGATCAGAACGGGATCGAAACCTGCAACAGGTGAAGCAGCACTACCACTAAAACCAGCATTACCAGTTGCGCCTGGGTTAGTGTTTACTGTTGGAGTTTCATAAAGAAACTCACGCTCTTCGCGGATTGCTTTTTCTTGGTTTTCGAGCAGGATAGCGGTTACGGCTCTACGATGAGAATCTCTGATCGAATCCATTCCTTGATAGTCAAGGATTGGTGCCCACTTCTCCTGCAGATACTCTGTGTTGTACATCTGCATTTGATTTTTACCTCTTTAAAAAAGTTTTAGTTTGATTTATTATCTAAAAATCACTTTTTAGCGACTCTACTAAGTGTCTGAAGATATGCTTCCATCACAGATGAAACAGATTGTGAATCATCTTGATAGGAGTATTCTTCTGATAGATATTCAGAGTCATTTTTTTGAGTACTAGTATTAGTTGGGAAATATGATTCCCTCAGAGTTACCAGTTTCTCACGATAGTTTGCTTCACCATCAAACTCAACATTTTCTGCAAGAGAAGCGAGTTTGTCTTTCTGAGTGAGAGCAAGTCCCTCAGCGACATCTGCAAAGATTACATCAGCAACCGACTCTGCTAATCTTCTATTGAGAGCAACGTTTCTTTCGATTTGCTCGTTGAGTTTTTCTTCCATTTCATCAAGTTTATCTACCATACTCTCGATAACATCATATTTATCTTCAGGGATTGATACATAATGATCTTCAAAAAGTTGTCTCATTCCCGAAAGGAATGATTCAGTCATTTCAGTTTTGAGACCGTGCTCAACTGCGAGTGCATTTTCTTTAATCCACTCGTCAGCAACATATTCAAGATATGAATCAACACGCTCTACAAGTTCTAATTTAATATTAGTAATTTCTTCTACAAGAGACTCTTCATATGCAACTTGTAAATCTTCCTTGATTTCATTAACTTTTGATCTAATTGCTGCCTCAAAAATAGTGCGTGCCTTTTCTTGAAATTCTTCAGAAAGATCTTCACCGGCAAGAAGAGCATTGACATCTTCTTCAATGTCAAACTCTTCTTTCATCTCATCTTCATCTTCTTTACTTTCGTGACCTTTTCCTTCTTTCTTTTCCTTTTCTTTCTTTTCTTTATGAGGAGGCTCACCAGGTTCCTCATCTTCTTCGTCAGTAGCTTCAGCAACTACTTCTTCGTCTTCTTCCAGATCCTCTTCTTCATCAACAAGATCTTCTTCATCTTCAGTTTCTTCTTTAACTGCACCTTTATCAAGGTGCTTCATAGGATCTGCAGACTTTGCTCCTTTGTTAACAATATTTTTA